CACCGGTCGCCACGCAAGGTCTGGCCGATCTCCACATTGAGGTGCTTGGCCAGAAAGACGTTCCGCGTCTCCGGCCCCTTGGCCATCTCCTTGCGGAGCTCGTCCGCCAGCCATTCCCGGCTGACAGAACGCCCGATATTCGGGTTTGTGATGTAGAAGTTCGCCGGATCGAGATAAGCCTCGGACTCGAGCATCCGCTTTGGGAACTCGTACAGGACCGGGAGGAACTTCTTGTCCTCTATCACCCCGTCACGCACGTTGCGTGCATAGTCGAGCTTGTCCTTGAACACGCCAGACGGTGGGGTGTCCGATTGCGTCGTGATCGAGATCACGAAGCCCTCCGGCCTCGACACCAGGCCGCCGGTGGCCTCCCGCAGCATCGCGTCCGCATGCGGCCGCTTGCCGAACTCCCAAAGCTCGTCGATCAGCACGAAGGCGGCCTTCTTGCCGACAACCGTGGCACTGTCGGCGGCCACCACCTTTAGCGTGGCCTTCGTCTTCAGGTGCGTAATCGTCCGAAGATGGTCCTGCACATGGAGGAAGCCGTCATCGGCGGCATTAAGCTCAGGATCAGCCCTCACTGCATCAGCGGCCGGCTTGAACGCATTCTGGGCCGCCTCAATCGTCGGCGCCAGGATCAGCAGCTCGTTCGACATCCGCCAGTTGCGGATCAGCGCGGTGAGCATGATCCCGGCGGCGAGCGTTGACTTCGAATTCTTCTTAGAAATCAATAACATGGCCTCTCTTACGAGCTGCCTGTTATTGTCTCTGTCGTAGGCACCGAAGATCGCGGCGACGAACTCGAATATCCAGTCGTCGCCAGCCTCTCCGAACGTCGGGCTCCCGGCCACATCGACGATCCGAAGGGCCTTGAACACATCGAGCGCAGCCGCAGCCTCGTCCGGGAACAGAGGCTTGAACGGGATCAGGGACTCACGCGCAACAATGCGCCGCTCCCAGTCAGGGCACGCAGTTGTCCAATCCATCAGCTACCGTTGTTGACGACCAGCTTGGGCGGGCTGGGCACCGCAAACCGACCCGAGGTCGCCGCCTTGTCGGCATTCGCCTGGCGCCGCGCCTTCTTGCCGAGGTCTTCCTCGCCGAGCGCCTTCTCTGTCTCGCCTAACCAGTGCTTTGACAGATGAATCGTCATCTGCACCGCGCTCGACCCTGAGCCGTTGGCGTGCTGCCATTGCAGCCGGCGAAGACTAGCCTTCCCGCTTTCGCGGCCGCGCTCCCATGCCTCACGGTACTTCGGGTCTCGAGCCTTCGGGTCAAGGTATCGTAGCAACGTGCGCTTGCAACACTTGAGAACGGCGGCCGCTTCATCAACGGTGCAATGCAGCCGCGCCAGCGTTTCAAGCTGTTCAATATCGATCTGCTTTGCAGGTTTTCCAGCCATTTGAACTACCGTAAGTCATTGGCAAAGCAACAAAATCCCTTGCCCACTGCCGCGTGTTCTGCCACTCTCATAGCCGCCTTCTGCGGCCTGAAAAAGGATACTGCAATGGCACGAACCACCGGAATTGAATGGACCGAACACACGTGGAATCCGGTCGTCGGATGCTCCATCGCCTCGGCCGGCTGCACCAACTGCTACGCGATGCGGCAGGCGCGCCGTATCGAGGGGTTTGGCACCGTGCCTGCCTATCAAGGCACCACCAAGTCAACTAAGGGCGGCCCGGTCTGGACCGGCAAAATCGCCCGCGCGTCCGACAGTCAGGTCAACAAACCTGCGAGCATCCCCGGCAACGCAACCATCTTCGTCAACTCAATGTCCGACTTGTTTCACCCCGACGCGAAGGACGAGTGGCGAGACGACGCCTACAGCGTGATGCGCCGAGTTGACCGCCACGTCTATCAGGTGCTCACAAAACGACCCGAAGTGGCGGCACGCTATTACGCGGACCGTCCGATAAATCACAATCTGCCACATGTTTGGCTCGGCGTCTCCGTCGAGCGCGCTGACGCCAAGTGGCGTATCGACGTGCTGCGGACCATCCCCGCGGCCGTTCGGTTCCTGTCGATCGAGCCGTTGATCGGCCCTGTAGGCAAGCTCGACCTAACCGGAATACATTGGGTAATCACAGGCGGCGAGAGCGGCCCGAAAGCCCGACCCTGCAAGCCCGAGTGGGTCCGCGAAATCCGCGACCAATGCCTTGTTGCCGGCGTGCCACTGTTCCACAAACAGTGGGGCAAGTATGCCAATCACCCATGGGTGATCGAGCACGGCCTACCGGAGCGGGAGGTCGCGGAAGCCGACCCGAACGGGAAGGGCGGGGCAATCCTCGATGACGTTATCTGGCGTGAGATGCCGAAACCCGCTCGGCCTGTTTTCCTGTAAATTCCTCCCATCGTGCGATGGCGACGTCACAGGTTCTTGGGTCGATCTCAACGCCACAGACCGTGATGTCGTCAGTCGCTGCGATGTAGCTCGTACCGGACCCAACGAATTGGTCGAGGAACACGCTGCCACCCGTGCCTTTCATAAGTGCGCGAACCCATTTTACAGGCTTGGCATGCGCGTGCCCGCCATCCGTCCTGGTGTTCTGCTGCTGAAACACCGTTGACAGATGCACCGCCCCCCCGGCGAGCGGCTCATAATCAGATTCACCGCGCGTGTTCCTGGCCTTCTTCGCCTTCCTGTCCTTGCCATCGTGATAGATTGCCGCCTCAAAATTCCAGCAGCCATCATGACTGGCGTAGTAGGCTGTCTTGTGCCGCGCCAACGGCCGGTTCGGCGTGTACCAGCTAGTGACCCCATCCCAGACGAACTCATAGACATGCTCATAACCAGCGCAACAGGACGCCACTTCCCGAACGCGCTTGTAATCGGCAAACACCAACGCACGAGGGGCTGGGTAGAGCCATGTCCACGCAGCAGGCACATCATAAGGCGGATCGTAGATCGTCACGTCTACGGCCATGCCTCTGGTCGCGCTCTCGATCACAGAGGCGTCAGATGTGTCTCCGCAAACCAGATAATGCCGACCAAGCTTCCACACGTCCCCAAGTTTGCATCGGGGCTCAGCGGCATCGGGGATCGTATCAGGGTCACCCCCTTTGGCCGACGTTACCGGGGAAAACAGCGCATCCAGTTCTTCACCGGAGAACCCCAGCCCCAGCACGTCGAAGTCAGCCTCGCGGAGCGCAAACAACTCCGCTCGCAACACATCGAAATCCCATCCAGAGTTGAGCGCGATTCGATTATCTGCAAGCGCCAATGCGCGACGCTGCGCCTCGTTCAGCCCCGCCAGGACGATCGTCGGCACCTCCTGAATGCCAACCAGCCGAGCAGCCATCACCCGCCCATGCCCGGCGATGATCGTACCATCCTCTGCTACCAGAACCGGATTGACAAACCCGAAGCGACGAATCGACCCCGCAATCTCGGCTACTTGCGATTCGGAGTGCGTCCGCGCGTTCTTCGCATACGGTATAAGCGACGAAATCGAGCGATATTCGATCTTGAGCAGGCCATCCGTCTCCACACGCAATGCGGTGACATTTGCCGATTGTACCATCGGGAAAAAATCTCCGAATGAGTGGGGCCGCGGGTCTAGGGCGTGGTGCCCCTCGAGATTTCGACCACCCCCCCCTTTTTAGGGTTTGGCTAGCCTCGGCGCTCCTCGCGCTGCTTGGCGCCGTCATGACATGGCTTGCAGAGGCACCAGATGTTCGACTCCTGCCAGAACAGGCCCTCGTCGCCTCGGTGCGGCTGGATGTGGTCGGCGACCAGCATCGATGTGTCAGTCCATATCGAGCCGCACATCTGGCAGGTGAAGTTGTCCCGTACCAGCACTGACCAGCGAAGCCTCTGCCAGCGCGCGGTTTTGTACCAAGCCCTCCATGGCTGCGTCGCATCGCGGTATCTGGACCGCTCACGCTCACTGGTGGTGGGTGAGGCGATGAGCGGGCGGAGCGTGGCGATGCGAGGAGCGATGGTGCGGATGCGTGGCATTACCGTCTGGTCCGATACTCCTCCACCATGCCGTAGACGCCGGGCGCCTCGACCATTCACGCCCGCTGGGCTCTACAGCCGACAGATCGGTCGATTTTTTTGATGGACCCAGTTGACACATAGGACCAATGGGCCTATATATATTCCCGTCAACAGGGCAACGGCGCCCGCCACACCGCGGAGGAATGACAATGGTCCGTTTCACCGAGAACAACACCGAGGGCTTCACCGCGCAGGACATCGACACGCTCAACGCCGCTCTTAACCGGCTCGTCGAGCTCGGCCTCTCCGATGACATGAACTACCTGTCCGACCGCCTCAACAATGCCTGGTTCGAGGGCGCCACGGTCGATGATCTCGTCGCCACGGTCCGCAAGAGCGTGGCCACCTACGACCGGAGCATCTGGGGCTAATCACTGCGATGGCCTCCAACGCAACTCCGCTGCACCTCAGCGGCCACATGACCCCGGCAGAGCTCAAGGCGGCCCGCCATGCCCTCGGCCTCAGCGCCGAGGGCTTTGCGCGCTGGGTGAATGTCCAAAGCGGCCGCACCGTCCGCAGATGGGAAGCCGGCGACCGGGACATACCAGGACCAGTGGCGGTGCTCGTGAGGGCCGCGATGGCCAGCCGCGCCGTGCGCGCCCACTTTGGGCTGTCACTGCCAGACGATACTCCGGGCGTCTAGACTGCCTACAGCCCAACCTCATTCAGCGTGATCGCAGGCGGCTCCTCGTCTCCGGGCTTGGCCGCCTCATACCGCGCCATCTGCTCCCTGATCTGGCAGAGGAGGTCGTCGTCGTCATACCACTCGGGCGCGACGATGGAATGGATCATGCCAGACAGGTCAGGGACGCGGATGACGCGCCGCCTGCGCCGGTCGTCGTCCATCAGAACAGTGCCCACCCAGTAGCCACGCCGGCCGCGTAGATCACCACCACCACACCAGCGAGTATCGCAATCGCAAGACGGCGGAGGACTGCGGCCATGTCATTCGTAGTCGTAGGTGACTGCTACGGGGCCGAGGCAGTACCAGCGGCCGATGATGACGGGGCGTCCGGTCGTCGGATCCTCGTCAACCGCGTCACACGCGCCGAGGCGCCATTCTCGCGGGTCGATGCAGAAGGCGATGCCCCACATGCGCATGGCTCCAAATGAGAAGCGCCGCCCCGGAGAACCGAGACGGCGCTGAACTCTGAAACTGTTGGGGCAGCCGACTTTCGGCGGCCGCCCCGTCTGTTACGCCACCGGCCTATAACCGGTCTTGTGAACAGCTCCTGTCAGCGCGGGCCGGGGCGCAACTCCCAGCGTTCGACGCGGGGCCCTCAGTAGGTGGCCGAGGGTTCGTCCGCTCCCATCCACCAATGGGCCGCGCTGAACTCGCCAACGCAGCCCTCGGGGTGGCTTGCGAGATGGGAAGCCATGCGGTAAGCCGCTAGCCCCGAGCGGCGCAACCAATCTGCTGCGTTGAACTCGTTGCCCGTCTACGGGCGCAAATCTTGCGAATACCAAATCATCGCATTTTCGCGTTACACAGTCAAGCCGTTTCTTGCCGCGCCTCGTCACCAACATAGTCTGGGAAGCGCCAATAGTCCGCGAGACTGTCGCACCCCTGCCGGAACATCTCGACAGCAGCGGCAAACGCCTGCGCTCTATTTCCCCACCCGAGGATTGCGCGGCCGGCGTCCTCGAACGTCGCGTCCTCGCAGGCGATTTTCTCGACGAGCCGCGATATCCGCAGGCCGAGGCACTGCACCGCCCGGCGGTACTGCTGCCGGTACTCCGCCTGCCTCTCGCTCTGCGCCATGAGGCGCATGCCGGTGTGATCGGGCGCATAGACGCGATTGAGATCGACACCATGCGGCCCAGGCTCGAGACCAGCGTGGTGCCAGTAGAGGCGGTACCGCCGCGCAGCCTCGAGCTGCCGTGCCGTGATCTTGCCCGTCTTGTGGGCGCGCTCGATGACGCTATCCCGCATGATGACGCGACCGTCTCCGCCGACAACATAGAACTCGCCAGCCTTCGCCATTCGCTCGGGCGTCGGGCGCATGGGCCGGTCGGCGCGTGAGCGGACTGCCTTCTGCGGCTTCGAGGCCTTGTGCCTCTTCTTCGGTCGCGCCATGTGTCAGCCCTCGACGATCTCAAGATCACATCCCACTCTCCTCAGCACGGAGCGCAGGTCATTGATGTGTTCCTCTGGCACCCTGATCGTGATGGATCGGCGCTCGTGCATGGCGAGAGCGTCCGAGGCTACCCGCAGCAATTCGCACGCCTCCGCGAACAGCTCGTGCAGGTCTTCCACGCTCTTGCCCCTTGCAGCCCGCTCCATCTTATCGGCTATGCTGCTGAAGCGGTGGGAAAGGTCGTCAGACATCACCGCCACTCCGGTGCAAATGGGATATCGTCATCTAGAGGCGCGGGCCCGGCAGCGGTAGCCTGCTGCTTGGGCCCACCCTCCTTGGGCTGGACAGACAGCGACATGAATGTCCGCCCATTCCTGTCCTTCTTCAGCCACGCGGAAAGCCAATATTCCTGCCCTGCCACGTTGATGTGGCCCTTGTAATCAGCGTGTGTCTCGCGCTCCTTTCGGTCATTCTTGAACAGAGCGCCTGAATTCGTTCTGTCGTACTGCGTCATGCTGCGCGCCTTTCATCGTTGAGGACGTTGTTCCAGTCGTGCCCGGCGATCTTCGGTATCTCAACCTCCACGCCGAACCCCTCATTCGTCAGTTTCTTTGCAAGAGCGTAGGCGGCTTCCTGCCCAGTAAACGAGGTGTCGTTGTCGCCGAATATGACGACGAGCTCGACCTCACGCGGCGCGATCCACTTCGACAGCATCGTCGCGTTGAGCGCAGCCCAAACGGGCATGTTGAACAGTTTTGCCGCCGCGAATGCGGTCTCGATGCCCTCCGCGATCCCGAGCACCTTCTCGTGCGGCATGAGACGGACGGCAGAGCCAGCCGGTATTTCGCCAGGCATGAACCTGCGGCAACCAGCGACCGGGGCCTTCTCACCGGCCTGTGTCAGGAACGTCCGATGCAGCGTCACAGGCTTGCCGTCAGCGTCCATGACCATGGCGACCATCGCCGGGAACTTCTGCAGCGGCTTGCTGGTGAACACAGCCTCGTGACAGCACCGTATGGTCGGCGGCACCTCGACGCCACCCACGCGGCTATTGAGCCACCGCCAAACCGGATCGCCCTGCACAACCGGAGCGGATGAGCGCCACAAATCGTTGAGGGCCTTCCGCACCTCTTCAGGGCTGCGCTCGCGCCTGATCGGCGTGACAGGCGCTGACGGGAGCAGCTCCTCGATACGCGTCGCCGTCGTGTGGAAGTCCCACCCATGCACGCGCATCACGAGGTCGAAGCCGTCTCCGGCGCCGCAGCGATTGCAAATCCAGGTGCCGCGCCCCTCCTTGTTGTCGAACCTGAACCGATCCTTCCCAGCCCGACAAATGGGGCACGCAGTCTGCCGCCCTGTGAGGAATTCATGCCCTATGCCGAGCAGCGGCAGGATAGACAGCCAGCGGCCATTGGCACGATCCCTAAGCGGCGACATGGACTGCCTCCGCAAGCTTCTGTTGGCGCTTGGCCCAGCGGATCATCCCGGCTCGCACGAAGTTGCGCACCTCCTCGTCGGGCGCCAGGCGGCTGAAGTGCAGACCACGCGGCCAGACCCCGAACTTCTCGCGGAACTTGTGCGCCACCCATCCGCCGGAATAGCCACGCTCATCGGCGATATGCAGCAGCATCGAATACCAGCGCTGCTTGTCCTCGCGCGTGGCCACCTTGCGCTTCGGCGTCAGCTCCACGAGGTCGCCATCCTCGCAAGCGATCTTCGACTGACGCTGCGGCAAGAACCCACAGCAGGGGCATTTGGCGACCCGCGCAGGCTTGAGGAACGAGCACTGCGGGCACTCCTTCGGCAGCGGCTCCTTGCGCTCCCGCTCGGCCTTCTTGCGGCCCGTACCGTCATCCAGGCGGTCGTGGTGAATGTCCGTCACAAACCCGAGGCGCAGGGTCGTGTCGCTGTGGTCCAGGATCAGGCAATCCTCCTTGCCTTCAGCCGTCCGCAAACCACGCCCGATCATCTGGACGTAGAGCATTTCCGAGCGCGTCGGACGGGCGAGGATGATGCACCGGACATCCCAGTCCACGCCGGTGGTGAGGCAGTTGACGTTGCAGACAACCTTCACCTCGCCAGAGTGGAAACGCCTGCGGATTTCCTCGCGCTCCGTGCTCGACGTGAAGGCATCCACATAGGCCGTCGGCACACCCACTTCGCCAAAACGCGCCTGGATGTGACGGGCATGAGCGCGATCCACCGCGAAGCACAGCGTCGGACGCCCCTCGCCCTTTTCCAGCCACGTCTCGACGACATCAGCGACAAGCGCGGTCTTGTTCATCGCCTCGCCGAGATCGGCCTCGTGGTAGTCGCCGCCCCTGATCCGAACGCCAGTCAGATCCGGGTGCGACGGGGCGAACACACGGAACGGCGACAGGTAGCCGTCACGGATCAAATCCTCGGTCGTCGCGGCGATGAGCAGGTCGTCGAACAGCCTGCCGAGCCCCTTGGTCCAGGGCGTCGCCGAGAGCCCGATGAAG